GCTCCCGGACGGCCGGGTCATGTCCGAGTCGCGGCTCACGCTCTCCCCCGAGTGGATCGAGGAGATGTGGCAGGGCTACCGCTGCGCCCGCTGCCTGGAACGCCAGGTCGAGGCGTATCCCGAACGCTGTCGGGCGGCGTGGTGTGGCTTCCCGATCCGCGACGAGCAGCGCAAGCAGCTCGAACAGGACTTCGTGGGGGAGCATCCGGGGCTGGTGTCAGGCTTCGACATTGACCGAGAGGTCGAGTACCTGCATCGCGCCCACTTCAAGAAGAAGCCCATGATGAGAGTCCCGAAAGAGATCTGAGTGGCGACCACTTCCCAGTGGTTCGCGCAGTCGGGGGCGAACCTGATCGCCCGCCTGTGGGTGCCGCAGGACATGAAGGTCGCGTTGATGAAGCCGACGTACACGCCGGACATCGACGCCCATCTGCGCTTCGCCGATGTGGTCGGTCAGGAGCTTGCGGCTGGCGGTGGGTACGCATCGGGCGGGAAGTCGCTGACCGGGAAGTCGATCTCCTACGACGCCCCCGCGAACGAGTACAACCTGCTCGCGGCCGACCTCTCGTGGGGGCCGGGTGCCACGCTCCAGACCCGCTACGGCGTCCTCTACGAGGACGGCACGACGGACGAGTTCCTGTGGGCGTTGCTCGACTTCGGCACGCTCCAGGACATCACGAACGGCACCTTCCTGCTCGACTGGGCGACCAACCTGCTCGCCATCGCCGCAGGCCCGCCTGTGTAGGCCCGCATGGGGGCCGTCTACCCAGCTATCTGCGGGCAAGTCCTCTGCGGGCAGACGCTCTGCGCTACCTGGAGGACGACCTGGGACGAGCCTCAGCTCGTTCTCAACCCCCGCACGTTCTCCATCACGATCACCGAGGGGCCGCTCATTCGCCTCACGGTCAACCGCCCCGTCCTCTTCCTGAACGCCCGCTCGTTCGACAAGCAGACCGACACATCTCTTGTCTTCGGTCGGCCCATGCTCAGACTTCTTGGCAAGCCCTTCTCCATCCAACCCTTCCTGGGGGTGCTGCTCAACAAGCCCGTGCTGTACCTGCGCGGGAAGGCCATCCTCCTCGGCGTCTCCTCGCAGCTCGTCTTCGGCAGGCCGCTTCTCATCCTGCGTGGCGGGAGGCTGGCCCGGGTAGGGCGAGTGGGCCTCGTCCCCACCGTTCCCGAGTCCAGCACGCTCACCCCCACGGCTGGGCGCTCCAGCACGCTCACCCCCACGGGCGCGATCAGTCGCACTCTCGTCGCGACGGCGACCGGCACCAGCACGCTCACGCCCACCGATGTCGCCGAGGACGACGATCTCCTCGTGCCGACCACGGTGGAAGTCCGGTAGGCCAGCGAGAATGAACCCGTGAGCGCCTACGTCCCGACCGACTGGGTAGACGGCACGACGCCGCTCGATGAAGCGCATCTCGACAAGATCGAGCAGGGGATCGCGGATGCGACCGACCTGGCCCTGGCTCTTGATGCGCTCCCGAAGCTCCCTCCGCTCGAAGAGGGGGAGTGGCTGAAGGTCGAAGGCGGGGCGCTGGTCTGGTCGCCGCTTCCCACTGGCGGTGGCGGTGGCCTCGACTGGGAGGGGAACTGGGTCGGCAGCACCCCCTACGTCAAGGGCGATGTCGTCACGAAGGATGGAGTCGTCTACGGCGCGGTCAACGACTCGACTGGGGAGACGCCGCCTCCTGCTCCGGGGGTCGGCCAAGCGCCGCTCGTCATCGGAATAGGGACAAGTCTTCCCGCCTCGCCCTTCGACGGGCAGGAGTACATCCTCACGGACTCGCTCACTGTCCCGACGTATTCGTGGCGCTTCCGCTACGTCGCCTCGATCACGGACGCCTACAAGTGGGTGTTCATCGGCGGCACGGATTCTCAGGGCTTTGAGGCCACCCTTGTCAGCTATGCGAGCGCAGCGTTCACCGGCCTCGGCCCAGGTGCGTCGTGTCCACGACCAGGCATCTACGACGCCGAGCATCGTTGCGTGATCGCGACGGGTTCGGCGCAGGACTTCTTCTGGAAGTTCGCCACTTCTGGCTCTGTGGCTATTGCTGGCGCTCGGGAACATCACCAGACCACGCAATCCGGGAACCAGTGGTGGGTCGTCACCTACCGTGAGCGGCTCACGATTACGACTCCCAATCCGAGTGCCGTTCACATCCTGTTCAGAAACGGCGGAGCAGGGAACAGCAACAAGGATCGGCAGACCGCGCTTAGGCCGGTGAGGATCGCATGAGCGAGCCGTTCTGGACTCCACTCGGCGGACAGCCGGTGGACTGGGAAGGAGCCTGGGCTGCGGGGACGCAGTACGCCCCCGGAGACGTGGTGACGTACAACGGCGTCAACTACCTGGCTGTCAACCCGTCGCTGGGGGTGAACCCCGGAGCGGCAGCCGCGTTGCCACAGGCGGTGGAGTTGATCGCGGAGGTAGACCTCAACACCATCGGTGGCTTCTCCTCGATCCCGCAGACCTACGACACGCTTCGGCTCGTCTACAAGTTCAGGCTCTCAACCGCCGTCGTCGGTGATCCGCTCTATCTACGCTGCAACGACGACGCGAGCGCGGTCTATGACAGCAGCCGCATCTACATCGACAACAACGTCTTGAACAAAGACGTACTCGTCTCCCAGACCGAGGCTCGCATCGCAACGGCTCCGGGTGCGTCGGCTGTCGCGGGGGAGTTCGTTCACGGGGAAGTTGTGATTCCCAGCTACTCGCTCGTCGGTGACGTAAAGACGTGGTTCGGCTCGTACATGGGCCTGCATACGCGAGCGGTTACTGGCATCTTCCAGGGCACAATCGGGGGCTGCTGGTATGCGTCCGCTGCTATTGCAAAGCTCAGTCTGATCGGGCAGGGCGGTGGCTTGGCGGCAGCCGGAAGTCGAGCGTGGCTGTACGGAATGAGGGGCGCATGAGCGAGCCAGCCTGGGTTCCGCTCGGGACAGCGCCGATGATCCCCTGGCAGATCGTCTTTACGGCGCTCGCCAGCGAGCCGCCGGGAGCGGGGTACGCCACCCTCGACACGCGCAACGGCCACCCTGTCCTCGACTACGACGCTGCCGCAAACGAGGGTGTGATGTTCCGAGGCGTGCTGCCGAACGCCTACGCCGGGAGAGGTCTGAACGTCAAGCTCATCTGGGCAGCGACGACCGCCGTAGCGGGGAACGTGGTCTGGGCTATCGGTGTCGAACGCATCAACGCCGGGGGGCAGGATCTCGATGCCAACTCTTTCGGGCCGACTATCTCGGCCACGGCGACTTGCGACACCGTGAGCGGGGAGACGACCGAGACGGTCATCCCGATCTCGGCTGGGGCGAGCATGGATGGCCTTCTCGCGGGTGAGATGTTCCGGCTTCAGGTGTATCGAGATGCCGTCAACGCTGCCGACACGATGGCCGGGGACGCGGAGCTTCTGGCCGTCGTCATCACGGAGCAGTAATGCGAGAGTTCGACGGGAATCTCGCCAACCATCTTTGGGTCGGGGACTATCACAACATCGGGGGCAGTTACCTCACGGCCGCGTGCTTTGCCCGTGCGGACGCCTCTGGTGGGTGTCTGGTGTCCAGAGACGCAGGCGGCGGCGGTTCGCGCTGCTGGAACCTGGGCATCGGCACCAACAACGCCAACGTCATCTCCTGGCGCGTTGAGAGTTCTGTCGCGGAAGTGGCGAACGGAGCGACGAACGTGATCGGGGCGGGGATGATCCACGCCTGCGGCGTGAAGGACGGGAACGGGGCGAACACGCTCCGTGTCTACCTCAACGGCGTGCTTGACGGGCAAACCTTCGGGACGGGTGCCATCGTCACGGGCGGTGCCAACATCGCAATCGGACGCCGACACCACACTTCTCAACCCTTCGACGGAGCCATCGGGGAAGTGGCGATCTGGGCAGCGGCTCTTACCGTCCCGGAGATCGTCGCGCTCGCCAAGGGGTTCTCGCCACTAATGATTCGCCCGGACAGCCTTCTCAGCTATTGGCCCGTCCTCGGGAACGACAGCCCTGAACCCGACTACATCAGCAGCCTTGGGGCCGGGGTTGTCGGGACTGTGCCCAAGTCCGATCATCCAAAGGTCTACCGCCCCCGTTCCGCGATCTACGTCCCAGCCGGGTAACGCCCTAACCTTGGAGACACGATGACTTTCAAGCAGATGTACGACCGGGTGAAGTTCACCCTCGGCGCAGAGGAGATCGTCGGCAACGATGAGGTCGCCCTCATCAAGCAGTTCTTGAACGACGGGGTGGTCAACATCCTCACCCGCACCCGCCCGTACACGCGGCAGATCGACCTCGTGCTGACGGGCAACACGCCCATCCACGACATGTCGTCCGAGATCCTGGCGCTGGTCGATGTCGAGGTTCCCGGACAGGGCTTCCTCGACCGCTACACGCGGGAGGACATCACGTCGCGGCAGGCGGCGGCAGCTCCGGGCTTCGCCTACGAGGAGCCGCTCTTCTGGTTCAGCCCGGTGCCGACCGAGGACAAGACGATCCGCGCCTACGGGATCTTCCGCCCTTCGGCGCTCTCGGGTGACACGGACGATCCCTCGGCCCCGGACAAGGGCGGGCTGAACCCCGAGTTCCACGAGGCCATCGTCATGTACGCGCTGTGGAAGATGGGCGAGTACGTTCAGCACGAAGGCTCGGGCCAGGGCGAGAAGTGGCGCACGCAGTACGAGGGGCAGGAC